AGAGAACGACGAAGACGACCGCCAGCGCATCAGGATCGAGCCCATCTTCGACGCTGACAGCTCGGTGTTCTTCGACCTCGGGGCCAAGCGCCAGGACAAGTCCGACGCCAAGTATTGCTACGTCGTCACCAGCATGACGCGCCAGGCCTACAAAGACACTTGGGGCGACGACCCAACCGACTGGCCCAAGATCATCCACCAGTACGAGTTCGACTGGTGCACCCCTGACGTCGTGTATGTCGCTGAGTACTACAAGGTCGAGGAAAAGACCGAGACCATCCGCATCTTCCAGAACATCGCAGGCGAGGAAGAACGCTACACCCAGGCCGACTTCGCCAACGACGAGACCCTGGAAGAAACCCTCGCGGCCATCGGCACGGTCGAGATCCGCCAGAAGCGCGTCAAGCGCAAGCGCGTGCACAAATACATCATGTCCGGCGGCAGGGTGCTGGAGGATGCAGGCTACATCGCAGGCAAGTGCATCCCGATCGTGGTCGTCTACGGCAAGCGCTGGTTTGTGGACAACATCGAGCGCTGCATGGGCCACGTGCGACTGGCCAAAGACGCCCAGCGCCTCAAGAACATGCAGCTGTCCAAGCTGGGTGAGATCTCCGCACTGTCATCGGTCGAGAAGCCCATCCTGACCCCCGAGCAGGTCGCAGGCCACCAGGTCATGTGGTCCGAGGACAACCTCAAGGACTACCCGTATCTGCTCATCAACCCGATCACCGACCAGAACGGCAACCAGGCCGTCTCGGGCCCCGTCGCCTACACTCGCGCCCCCAACATCCCACCGGCCATGGCCGCGCTCTTGCAGATCACCGAAACCGACATGCAAGACATCTTGGGCAACCCAGCCGGGGCCGACAAGATGGTCAGCGGTATGTCAGGCAAGGCCGTGGAGATGATCCAGACCCGTGTCGATATGCAGGCCTTCATCTACATGAGCAACTTCGCCAAGGGCATGAAGCGCTGCGGCGAGATCTGGCTCTCCATGGCCAAAGAGGTCTACATCGAAGACAAGCGCAAGATGAAGACCATCGCCCCAACAGGCGAGGCCGGTATGGTCGAACTCATGCAGCCCAGCATCGACCAACAGACTGGCGAAGTCGTCATGCAAAACGACCTTAGCTCCGCCACCTTTGACGTCGTTGCCGAGGTCGGCCCATCCAGCACCAGCAAGCGCGAGGCCACAGTCCGCGCCCTGACCGGGATGCTCCAGATCACAGCAGATCCAGAGACCCAGCAAGTGATCACCGCCATGGCCATGATGAACATGGAGGGCGAGGGCATCAGCGACGCCAACGCCTACTTCCGCAAGAAGCTCCTGCGCATGGGCGTGGTCAAGCCCACCGACGACGAGGCCCAGGAACTCATGGCCGAGATGCAAGGCCAGCCGCAAGACCCGAACGCGATGTACTTGCAGGCCGCAGCCGAAGAAGCCACAGCCAAAGCAGCCCAAGCCCGAGCCACCACCGTCAAGACCATCGCGGACGCAGAACTCAGCCGGGCAAAAACCGTCGAAACCCTCAGCAACGTGGACATGGATTCTCAAGACCACGCGCTGAACTTGGCGGAACAAATTGGCGGCTTTGTCCAGGAACAAACACAGCCAGTTGTCAATCAACCCACAATTGAGTGACAATTGCACACATACGGTTTCCACCCAGCCGTTTCAATGGGTGAGTTTCACAGGGTCAACGATGAACACACAGGCAGAACAGGACGACGACACCACGAACGACGACACCGCAGTCATCGAGGACGAGGCCACCGAGCAGCCCGAGGCGCAAGCCGAAGGTGAGCAGGCCCAAGCCCAAGACGACGAGGCCGAATCCGACGAGGTTGTAGTCTCCATTGGTGAGGAAGCGCCGCCTCCCGAAGAACCAGCACACGCACCCGAATGGGTCCGAGAGCTACGCAAGACGAACCGAGAACTCCAGCGCCAAAACCGCGAACTTCAAACCAAGCTGCAAACCACCGCACAGACTGAGACCAAGCCGGTCGTGCTCGGGGCAAAGCCCAAGTTGGAAGATCACGATTACGACGCCGATAGATTCGAGGAAGCACTGGCCACTTGGTTTGAGCGCAAGCGACAAGCCGACGAAGCCAACGCCAAGCAAGAAGCTGAAGTTATGAATCAGAAGAAAGCCTGGCAAGCCAAACTGGATGGCTACGGCAAGGCGAAAGCCGAGCTGCGAGTCAAAGACTTTGACGACGCCGAGGCCGTGGCCCAGGAGCTGTTCAACGTCACCCAGCAAGGCGTCATGCTGCAAGGTGCGGACAATCCCGCCCTCGTCGTCTACGCACTCGGAAAAAACCCCAAGAAGGCGCAAGAGCTGGCCGCCATCAAAGACCCCGTAAAGTTTGCCTTTGCGGTAGCGAAACTGGAGAAAGACTTGAAAGTTACCAACCGCAAGGCAGCCCCGCCGCCCGAAAGAATCGTGTCAGGAACTGGCCGAGTCTCTGGGGCGGTGGACTCAACCCTCGAACGGCTGCGCGAAGAAGCTGCCCGTACTGGCAACATGACCAAGGTCGTGCAGTACAAGGCGCAAAAGCGTGCAGCATCTCAAAAATGATTTTTTAAGGAAATACCATGTCCAATAGTTTCTCAAAAGAAGAGCGCGTCGCCTTTGAAGACCTCCTCGAAGGCTTCCAAGACGCGCTGGTCCTGTCCCGTCACGTCGCCGTCTACAACACAGACCAGACAATGATGGAACGCGCCAACAACACCATCTGGCGTCCACAGCCCTACATCGCTCAGTCGATCAACAGCACACCCGGTAACAGCATCGCTGGCCAATACCAGGGCATGACTCAGTTGGCCGTCCCCGCGACTCTGGGCTACAGCCAGACAGTGCCATGGGAAATGACCGCCCTCGAACTGCGTGACGCTTTGCAAGAAGGCCGTCTGGGTGAGAGCGCCAAGCAAAAGCTGGCCTCCGACATCAACGTGGCCATCATGGGCTCTGCCGCCAACCTCGGCTCTTTGGTTGTTCCAATCGCAGCTGCTGCTGGCGATTACGATGACGTCTCCCTGTGCGACACCATCATGAACGAACAAGGCGTGCCAGACTATGACCGCTTCATGGCCCTGTCCAGCCGCGACTACAACGGCTTGGCTGGCAACCTGGTCGGCACTGCTCGCAGCTTCGGCAACCAGAAGTCGGACAAAGCCTACGAGCGCAGCTACGTCGGCATGGTCGCAGGCTTCGACACCTACAAGATGGACTACGCCAACCGCCTGACAGCTGCTGCCGGCACAAGCAAGACCATCGACACCAACGGCTCCAACACACAAGCGAACTACGCTCCTCAAGCCACCTCCACAGCAGTGGGCGGCCAGATCAACGTGGACAACCGCTTCCAGACCGTGACCGTGAACAGCACCACCGGCATTGCTGCTGGCGACGCTTTCAAGATCGCCGAAGTCTACGCCGTGCACCACATCACCAAGCAAAGCACTGGTCAGTTGAAGACTTTCCGTGTTGTGTCTGTTGATTCCGGCACCACCATGACCATCACGCCTCCAATCATCGGTGCTCAAACCATCGGTGGCACAGGCCCAACCGACGCTCAGTTGCAGTACAAGAACGTGGAAGTTGCCATCGCCGCCGATGCAGCCGCCATCACCTTCTTGAACGTCAACGCCGCTTCGGTGAACGTGTTCTGGCAGCGTGACTCCTTGGAGATCTTGCCTGGCCGTTACGCAGTGCCCTCTGACGCTGGCGTCGCAGTGATGCGTGCAAGCACAGACCAAGGCATCGAGCTGGTCCTGCAAAAGTGGTACGACATCAACAGCATGACCATCAAGTACCGTATGGACACTCTGTTCGGTGTGGTCAACAAGAACCCCGAGATGTCCGGCATCTTGTTGTTCAACCAGTAATCTGGCCAAAAAACTGGGGGACTTCGGTCCCCCTTTTTTCAATAGGAGAACCCCATGCCATTGACCAAAGGTTATTCGAGCAAATCCATCGGCAAGAACATCAAGATGGAAAAGAAATCAGGCAAGCCCATGAAGCAAGCCGTGGCCATCGCACTCAGCACAGCAGAGAAAGCAGCCAAGGCAGCAGGCAAGCCCAGCAAAGCACCCAAGAAGGCCATGAAATGAAGCCAGGTCTCTACGCCAACATCAACGCCAAACGCGCTCGCATCGAAGCAGGCAGCAAAGAGAAGATGCGCAAACCAGGTGCCAAAGGCGCACCCACAGCCGCAGACTTCAAAGCAGCCGCCAAGACTGCCAAGCCCATGAAGAAAAAGGCCAAGTGATGCAGGAAAAAATCCTCACCCCCAAATATGCCAAGAACCGCAAGCCGGTCAAGGTTCGCAAGCCCTCCAAGCCCATCGACGGCATCAACCACCGCCTGCTGCGTGAGCAAGCAGAAGCAGCAGCCCAGGCAGAAGCCCAAGCCGTGGAAGTCGTGGACACAGCCCCAGAAGACGACGCAGCCCCCACCCGCGAAGAGCTGGAGGCCAAGGCCACAGAACTCGGCATCCGCTTCGACGGTCGCACAAAGGACAAAAAGCTGGGACAATTGATCCAGGACAGACTGTCCGCGCCAACTGGAGAATGACAATGGGATGGACCAAGCGCCAATTTATCGAGCAGGCCTTCGACGAGATCGGACTGGCCTCCTACGCCTTTGACCTCGGGCCAGAGCAAATGCAATCTGCCCTTCGGCGCTTGGACACCATGATGGCCGCATGGAACGCCCTCGGCATCCGCCTCGGCTATCCCTTGCCATCCAGTCCCCAGGACAGCGATCTCGACGAGCAAACCAACGTGCCCGACAGCTCCAACGAGGCCATCTACAGCAACCTGGCGATCAAGCTCGGCCCGTCCTACGGCAAGCAGGTCATGCCCGACACCAAGGCCACGGCCAAAGAGTCGTACAACACGCTCCTGTCACGCGCAGCCATGCCAGTGCAGCAACAACTGCCCAGCACCATGCCAGCAGGCGCAGGCAACAAGCCCTGGCGCGTCTACGATAACCCCTTCATCCGTCCGCCCGTCGATCCAGTCCTGGCCGGTCAAGATGGCCCCATCGAATTCAACTGAGGAACCAACATGCCAACCATCAACCAGCTCTCGGGCATCAGCCAGGTCTCTGGCGGCGACCTTCTCCCGGTCTACGTCTCCAACAACGGCGACGCACGCAAGGTCTCGATCACCCAGCTGCTGCAATACTTCCAGCAGACATTCGCAGCCCCTACCGTGGCCACCAACCTGTACACCCCAGGCACTGGCTTCAACATCACCGTGCCCACGCCCACCACAGAACAGCAGTGGATGATCTTGCAGCCTGCCGGAACTCTGGCCGCTGGCACAGTCACCCTGCCTTTGAACACTGGCGTGCCAGACGGCACACAGGTGCTGGTCACCACCACCCAGATCATCACCAGCTTCACGCTGGCCCTGAACGGCGCAGCAGCAGCCTTCGGTGCACCCACCACGTTGGCCGCCAATGCCTTCTTCACGATGCGCTTCTACCAGGCCACCAACAGCTGGTATCGCGTCGCCTAAGCCATGGCCACCAAAGACACACGCCTTGCACGTGCCGGGGTCTCGGGCTACAACAAGCCCAAGGCCACGCCATCGCACCCCACCAAAAGCCACGTCGTCGTGGCCAAGTCGGGCGACCAAATCAAGACCATCCGCTTCGGTCAGCAAGGCGTATCTGGATCTCCCAAAAAAGAGGGCGAATCTAAGGCCAGCCAAGCACGGCGCGAATCATTCAAAGCTCGGCACGCTGAAAACATTGCCAAGGGCAAACTGAGCGCAGCGTATTGGGCCAACAAGGTCAAGTGGTAAGCCATGCAAATCCCAATCCTCAACGGCATCTATGCCGACACCACTCCAGAGCTGCGCACGGCCTACCCGGTCAACATGGTGCCAGTGCCCAAGCAGTCCGGAATCAGCAACGGATTTCTGCGCCCTGGTGACGGCATCGTGGCCAACGGCACAGGCCCAGGCATTGACCGTGGCGGCATCAACTGGCAAGGTGTCTGCTATCGGGTCATGGGCACCAAGCTCGTGACCGTAAGCAGCAATGGCGCTGTGACCGTGCTGGGCGATGTCGGTGGTCCAGTCAACACGCTGGTGACGATGGACTACAGCTTCGACCGCTTGGCCATCGCATCCGGTGGTCGCCTGTACTACTGGAATGGCGTGCTCACCCAAGTGACAGACCCAGACCTCGGAGTCGTGCTGGATGTGGTTTGGGTGGATGGTTACTTCATGACCACCGACGGCGAGTTCCTAATCGTCACCGAGTTGAACGATCCTACCCAGGTCAACCCCCTCAAATACGGAAGCTCAGAGGTAGACCCAGATCCAGTCGTGGCACTGCTCAAGCTCCGCAACGAAATCTACGCCCTCAACAGCAACACCATCGAGGTGTTCGACAACGTGGGCGGAGAGCTGTTTCCATTCGCACGCATCGACGGCGCTCAAGTCCAAAAGGGCTGTCTAGGCACGCAGGCTTGCTGCGTCTACTTGGAGCGCATTGCTTTCCTTGGCGGTGGACGCAACGAAGCCCCAGGCATCTACATCGGTGCTGCGGCCACCACCCAGAAGATCAGCACACAGGAAATTGACAACCTGCTCCTGACCTACACAGAGGCGCAGCTGACTTTGGTCAAGCTCGAAGCACGCAACGACAAAAACCATCAGCACCTCTACGTCCACTTGCCAGATCGCACAGTGGTCTATGACGCCTCAGCATCAGAAGCGCTTGGCGATCAAGTCTGGTTTACCCTCACCAGCACCACTGTTGGTTTCAGCCAATACCGCGCACGCAACATGGTCTGGATCTACGACAAGTGGCTGGTGGGAGACCCACAAAGCAGCGCCATCGGCTATCTGGTGCAAGACACCGGCCACCATTGGGGCCAACAAGTACGCTGGGAATTCGGCACGATCATTGCCTACAACGAAGGCAACGGCGCGATTTTCAACCGCCTGGAGCTGGTCAGCTTGACCGGAAGCGTGGCATTGGGCACCAACCCACAGATCAGCACCAGCTACAGCGTGAACGGACTCTCATGGAGTCAGGATCGCAGCGTCGCAGTCGGCACCACAGGCAACACAGCCAAGCGCCTGGCGTGGTTTCAGCAGGGCCACATGCGCAACTGGCGCATACAGCGATTTCGTGGCGACAGTGACGCACACATCTCTTTCGCACGCCTTGAGGCACAGATCGAGGCATTGGCATACTGATGGCAACCGCACCCGTCTCCCGCAGGCTCAATCTGACCCGCGACCAGCTCGCGCAGTTCTTGACCGACCAGCAACAGATCAGGCAGTTTGAACTGCTATTTGCGACAGTCGATCAGATCCAGGTCATCGTCGGAACTGATTTCGAGTACCAGGCAGACACAGCAGCGGCTACAGCAAACGAGGCTCTGGCCCAGATCAGCAGGCTTGCCCAGGCCTTAGAGTTGCTGGCTACAGCACCAGTCATCCAGAACAACAACTCGGTGGTGACTGATTACATCGACCTCAGCGAAAGCCCTGCACCAGTAAACAAAACCAGACGCCTGTCCTGGAACACCATAGACCAGACTGCCAACCTCGGCATGGAGTACGGCGTCACACAGCAGATCGGCCAAGAGATCTACGCCCGTGTCGGCAACACCACCGGAGTGACCATCCCCAATGGCACGGTCGTAGGCTTCGCAGGCGCAACAGCAAATGCCCTTCTTGTCGCGCCATATCTCGCAGATGGATCGCAGCCAACCCTCTACATCTTGGGCGTGATGACGCACGACCTGCCAGACAGCGGTGAGAAGGGTTACTGCACCACATGGGGCTTTGTGCGCGACCTGGACACCAGCTCGTTTGCTGTTGGTGACCTGCTTTACGCCAGCCCTACGGTGGCCGGAGAGCTGACAAACGTCAAGCCCACAGCCCCAGACAATGTGATCCCATTGGCTTCGTGCGTTACCTCAAACGCAACGACTGGCGTCATCTTCGTGCGCCCCACCATCACGCAGATGCAGTATTACGGTGTGTTCAGCAAGACCACAGACCAGACACCAGCGGCCATCAACACCGAATATTTGCTCACCTTCGACAGCGCACAGATCAGCAACGGAGTTGTGATCGGCGGCACGACATCACAAATCATCGTCCCGCAGTCAGGTCTCTACAAGATCGACGCCACAGTGCAAATCACCAGCGGCAGCTCAAGCGCCAAGAACATCTGGGTTTGGTTTAAGAAGAACGGAACAGCCATCGCCAACAGCGCCAGGGTCATCACCTCAGATGTAAACAACGGCTATGTGGCCATTGCCCTAACTGAGACCGTATCGCTGGCCGCCAACGAATACATCGAGATGGCCTTTGCCTCTGACAGCACCAACGTGACGGTGGACAATGTGGCCTCTACAGCATTCGCACCAGCAGCTCCGGCCATCATCTTGGCCGTTACTCAAGTTCAACAATAAGGTGAAACCATGACCGTATCCATCAAGGTGCTGATCCCAGCAAAGCAGGCCGAGAACAGCCAAACCACGCAGTACACAGCCACCAACTGCAAAGCCATCATCGACAAGTTCACGATCACGAACACCTCAGCAGGCAACGTGACGATCAGCGTCAACTTGGTGACATCTGGAGGCAGTCCAGCCGCATCCAACTTGATCATGGACACCCGCGCCATCGCACCCGATGAGACCTACACCTGCCCAGAGCTGGTCGGCCAAGCGCTCGAACCTGGTGGCTTCATCAGCACCATTGCCAGCGCAGCCACATCACTGACCATTCGCGCCTCTGGCCGCGAAATCACTTAAAGGAGAAACAGCATGGACAAATTTATGATGATGCCCAAGGGCTTCATGGGCCTGCCGGTCGAAGAGGAATTCATCACCACAGCCGAAAACAAGAAGAACACGCAGGTCGTGATCGACGACTGGATGCTCGGCCCAGAGAACCCCAGCAACGAGCCCACAGCCAACAAGGTCTATTGGGTCGCGCTCGGCAACGCCATGCAGGTCGATGAAAAAGAAGCCCGTCGTCGTCGGTGCAGCAACTGCGAGTATTACGACAACAGCACCATGACCCAGGCCAAGATGGAGCGCATCCCGCGCAACGATTGGGATATCGACGCCGGTTTCCGTGGCTACTGCAACAAATTCGACTTTATCTGCCACGACCTGCGCTCCTGCCAGGCTTGGGAAGAGCGCGAATTCGAGATGGATTGACGGTTCGTCAAAATGTGGGACAATCTGGCCGCTGAGTCACCAAAGCCGCCAGCAGCTTGCCCTAAACAGGAGTTGCACATGTCGGTCGTCACTGAGGGAATCACAAAAGGCCATCTTCTTGAGGTCTATTCTGATCCGTACATCACCAAAGTCGGACACGACCACCGACCAGCCGCGCACATCGACCACCCTCTCGTCACCTATTTGTCTGCATGGACTGGCAACACCTTTGCTGGTGCATTCATAGCGGTACGATTCACCCCCATTGAAATCGAGCTGCACGCCCTTCTCAAGAGGTCGGCCATCAAGCACTCGCGTGCTCTCGGCATAGCCTGCTTACAGTGGGCATTTGCCCAGCCCATTCAGCGCGTCACCGCCTACATCATTGAGGGCTTGGAGATGGCCAAAAACTACTGTCTCAAGCTCGGATTCAAAGAAGAAGGCCGCAGACGCGCAGCGTGTATGCAAGGCGGCATTGTTAAAGACGTTTATGTGCTGGGCATGACCCGGCTGGATTGGAGTTCAAGATGAGTTTTATTGGTGATTTTCTTGGTGACACGATTGGCGGCATCACTGGAGCAAAGCAAGCCGGTGAAGCAGCAGAACGTGCTGGGCAAACTCAAGCGGCAGCAGCAGAAAAAGGCATAGAAGAACAGCGCAGACAGTTTGATGCGCTGGTCGAGCTGATGGCTCCTTATGTCACAGCTGGAACTGGAGCAATGGGCCAACAGCAAGCCCTGATCGGTTTGCAAGGTGCCGAAGCTCAAAAGCAAGCCATACAAGGTTTTGAGCAATCGCCACTGTTCCAGTCTCTTATGCAGCAAGGCGAGAATGCAATTCTCCAAAACGCATCGGCTACTGGCGGTCTGCGCGGCGGAAACGTACAAGCGGCATTGGCACAGTTCCGTCCCCAGGCACTTAACTCTCTAATTGAGCAACAATATGGACGCCTTGGAGGGCTGTCGACGATGGGGCAAGCATCCGCAGCAGGGCAAGCCTCATCTGGAATGCAGTCTGCCAGCAATATCGGCAACCTCTTGGCCAACCAGGGCGCAGCCTTGGCTGGCGGCATTATGGGACAAGGCGGCATCGCACGCCAGACATTTGGTGATGTTCTCAACATTGCAAAAACAGCAGCACAAATGGCTGGCGCTGGTGGAGGCGGTGGAGGCGGTGGAAGTATGTTTAGTGACCGTCGTCTCAAGAAAAACATCAAGCAAATTGGAACACGCGCCGACGGTCTAAACGTCTATGAGTTCGATTACATCTGGGGCGGCGGACGTCAAGTTGGCCTGATGGCCCAAGAAGTCCAGGCCATCTACCCGAGCGCTGTTTCAGAATCTGGCGGCTACCTCATGGTCGATTACAGCAAGGTTTAAAAACATGGCAATCAATCCATTACAAGCGCCCGTCAATTACATGGCCATGACTCCCCAGGTGGACTTGGGGAAATCATTTTCTGAGCTTGGCCAAGTTTTAGCGCAACGCCAACAGCAGCAACAAGCGCAAGAAGTCAAACAGCAATTTGCCAATGACTTGCAAGCGGCACAGACAGATGGCTCTCAAAAAGCATGGCTTGGCATGATCGCCAAGTACCCGCAATTCCGTGAAGCCTTTGGCGATGTCCGCAAAGGAGTGGGCGAAGAACGCGTAAACAATGAATTTACTCAGGGCTTTGAAATTTCTAACGCCCTAGAAAATAACGCACCAGAGGTAGCGACACAGCGCGTAGAAACCATCATTGCTGCAAAAAAGAACGCAGGCGAACCGACCAAGATTTATGAAGATGTTTTGACAGCACTTCAAAACGGCAACATTAAAGGCGCTCAGGCTGGTGTTAACTTTGCGTTAACAGCAATTGACCCTGATCGCTTTGAAAAATCGGTTAAGGCAAAGACAACAGCAACCAAAGCGCCTGAGGAGTTACGAGCAGCCGTAGCAGCCGCAGACAAAGCCGTGGCAGACGCCACTACAGCGCAAGCCACAGCCACCAATGCAGCCGAAAGAGCAAAAGCTGATGCAGACAAAGCAGTGGCAGACGCACAAAAAGCAAAAGTGCAGGCCCAGTATGCTGAAAAAGTCGAGCTGGCTGGTTTGGAGAAAACGGGCTGGGATGTCAAAAATCTGAAAAGCCAGATCGGTGATCGTGCTGCACGTTTGAATTTGGATCAACAGACAACAGCCGCAACGGTGGCGGAAAAATTGTCCGGCATTCAAAAGAATCTGAACGACATCCCATCTGACACTCGCAAACTGATCAACGAGTCCGCTACTTTGGCAGCGACCTCCAGGCAGTCTGCCGACCAGTTCAACGACCTAGCCAAACGCCTCGACGCATCTGGCGGTGGTTACGGCGTGTTCTCCAGCGCATCCGACTTCTTGAAGAAGGGAGCAGGCTTCCAGGGCGGCATGACGCAACTGCGTCAAGAATACACACGCCTTCGCAACACGGCGGCCATTAAGTCCTTGCCACCAGGCCCAGCCACAGACAAAGACATCGCCATGGCCTTGAAGGGCTTTCCAAGCGACAACGCATCTGCCACAGACCTGTCGGCCTTCCTGCGCGGCATGGCCAAGCTGCAAGACGTTGACGCCTCCATCAACAACGCCAAAACAGACTGGCTTGCCCAAAACAACGGCACGCTTACACGCGCCAAAAACACATTTGTTGCTGGCGACTATTCCACCAAGCCCGGCGAGACCTTCAACGACTTTGCCCAGCGCATCGTTGGCGATGTCTCCAAACGCTACGACCCAACGCAGCAGACCAGCCTGGTGAATCAGATCCCAACTGATCGAAATCCACGACCAGCAGCTCCAGCGGCAAACATCCGGTCGCAAGCTGACGCAATCCTGCGCGGAGGTCAATAAATGGCAACAGCCGACGAATACGCAGCCTGGATCGTCAAGAATTCCGCCAAGCGCGGAACGCCTGAGTTCGACACCGTGGCGCAGGCCTACCAGCTCGCCAAGGCAGAAGAAAACACGGCCACCTTCCAGCAGCAGAACGCACCAGCACCACAGCAGCCAGGCGTGATGGATCAGATCGTAGGAGCTGGCGAAACAGCCCTAACCCTTGGCACTGGCGCAGTCGGTGGCACGCTTGGCACACTGGCCGGAACTCTCCAGGGCTTGTCCCAGCAGATCCTATCCGGTCAGTTCGGCACGCCAGAAGCCATGCGTGCAGTCGAACAAGCCGCAGCAAAAGGCGCACAGGCGCTCACCTACCAGCCACGCACTCAAGCTGGCCAAGAGCAGGTGCAAGCCGTGGGCCAAGTCCTGGCCAACGTCCTGCCACCAGTCCTGCCTGCAATCGCAGCCCCAGGCGCTGTCATGCAAGCAGCACGCACAGCAGCCCCAACAGTTGGCGCAGCCCGTCAGATCGGAACAGCAGCAGGCCAGCGTGCGGCT